TCTTTTATGTTTATTGAATCTATTTCATGTCCTTTATTAAGTAAATAAGCAACATTAAATGCTACTTGATACAATTCAATATTATCAACAATTATTTTTTCGGTACCTTTTAAAATAATCTGGTAATCATTTTTTCCTAATTTTTTAACTTCCCAATGATTACCAATGATACCATTTTCATGAACAATAGGCTTTTTTGATTCCATAGTCTCCTTAACAACAGTATTAAGTGTCTTATTTAATTTCTTATATAATGTATTCATATCAAGTCTATGGTATTTCATAGCATAATAAATTAGATACCAGCATTAACCTCGACAAAAAATATACCCTTATCGTCTTCTTGACGATTCAGTACGCCTCTTCTAACAAGAATATTAGCTTTTTCTACTTCATATTCATTTAACTCATCACGATATTTTGCTTTGCCATTACGGACCATCTCGAGGATGTTATTCTCCTCGTTAGTAACATAGGTCTGTATGCCGCCTAATATCTCAACATACTTCAATGTTTATACCCCTTCTAATTGCTTACGTCCATTAAGACGATTTAGATAAAAACGAAGGTTGGCCATGTCTTCCGACTCGTCAACTTCTTCTTTGCTGTCATCATCTTCATCTTTTTCTTCAACTGTATCGCCTTGCTTTTTAGCAATAGCACTCTGTAAACCGGCTGGTAACTTCTTCTGCGCTGCAGAGAGTTCCTCTTCTATCCGGTCCTCTTCGTCGTCTTCCGTCGATTCAACTTCGTCAATGGTTTCCTCTTCATCAGACTGTGCTTCTGTCTCTTCGGCCACTGTCGATTCATCCTCTGATGTCTCATCGTCATCCTCATCTTCAAAAATACCAGCTTCACGAAGTATTCGTGTAGTTTCATCTTCAATTGGTATCTCTGTTTCTAGAGTTACAGTATCATAATGCTTGTTGATTTTCTCAGCAAGTGCTTTCATTTGATCTAAAATATCTTTATATGTTTCTACTGCCATTGTAATCTCCTACTTGTATTTTTTTCCTTTCTTTGCGGATTTTGTTGCTACCGCATACATTACACTTTCACCGTCCTTTCCATATTGGTCAGTAAAATTCTTTTTGTGTGATTTTAATTTTTTTACGTTATGTTCCTTGTTTTTTTTTTCAGTTCCGGAAAGTTTCCTTTCTGTTCTTATAGATTCTTTCTTATTAGAGTATTTGAAGGGAGTAAGTGTTGTGTCATCTCCTACAGCATCTCTTGCGATGCGATCGCTGGCCGCTTTAAACTCAGCGTCAGATTCTTTATCATCATCAGTTGGGGCATTTTGCTGATCTGCTATTGCCTTCCGAACTCGTGCAACAAATGTACTATCCTTAAATTGTGGATTAATCTCTCTTAATTTGTCCATTACATGAGTCATAAAATCCATACGAACTTTAGGATTACCTGGAAATGATCCAATTAAATCAGCAATCACTTCAAAATGTTGCCTAGTCATAGCTACTGCTTCCGAAACATCTCCTTTATGATTAATATAATCCTTAATCATTTCATCATCCATATCATGCAACCGCTTCCAATCTGGATCACCTGCCCATTTAATACCTGCTTTGCGATCTGCTTCAATGTCGGCTTCTCCAACTAACTTACCTTTGAAAGGATGTTTAGTTCTTCCAGGCTTTGCGTTTGGTGTTGCATCACTACCTTTAACTTGTGTATTATGATACTCTGGTCTAGCAGAACCTTCACTGTATACACTAGGATCTTTATTTTTCTTCTTTTTTGTTCTTCGAATTAAAGCCGGTCTACCGTCTGGTGTTGGAGTAAAAAGACTCGAAGCAACACTAGCAATACTTCCTGCTGATGTTGTCTCTATAATTGCTTTAACTCCTATATCTTTTATTTTCATTATTAAATTCCTGAAAGCCTTTTAAGGCGTTTTAAATCTTCAGCCTGCATGTCTTCTTTATCAACAAAAACATTCTGATCCACATAAAATGATGTCTCGCCGTCAGTAAACTCTACTTGTGTATCACCGGGTTTCATTTTAGCTTTAAAGTCAGACAATACTGCACCAGCAGTTTGGCCAGGACGAACATTTACCTTCGGTGGTTGTTTTTTTGCCATATCCGGTTGCGGACTTGCAGTAGGCGATGACGGTGGTGGCGCAGCTGCCATTGATTTTGATTGCTGTGCTACTTGTCGTTGTTGTTGTAAATCTGCAAGATGTCTTTTTTGAGTTGCTGTCAGTCCAACTTGTGGGACTTGTTTACCTGTTGTAGCTGCTGTTGGATATTGTCCTATGGCACCAAGAGCAGCTGGATTTTTAGTATTCGATGCAGCGCCTTGATGATTTGAACTAGCATTTCTAAACGGTTGTTCAGTTAACTCATAATTCTCTTTAGCCTCTGTTGCAAGAGCACGGGCAGTATTAACATCACCAGATGCTAACGCATTAGACATATTTAAATATTGCTTAAATCGTAAATTTTTACTAATAGCAACTGCTTCATCTTTAGATATCTCTAATATGTCAGCAAACGCGGTATGAATGTTTGATCCATACCTATCAATTAATTTTGCTGTTAATTTCTCATATAATCTAGTTTTCATCGTCTATGCCACCACTTACCTGCTTTACTTGTTTTTCCTTTTGGCCTCGTTGATTTATTTAATGATGTTAATCGTCTTGTTATTGGATTAAATCTTTTTGCTCTCTTTGTTTTTCGAACAATTCGTGGACCTAACCGTGCCCGGGTTCTCTTAATAGAAAACCTTTTCTTTACATCAAGTGGTTTAGAACAACTTGCTGGTGTTGCAACTAGCCTATTCTTACGCCATCCCGATGAACATCTAAACTTAACAACAACCTTGTTACCGCGTCTTGCCCAAACACGCCTTGCTTCTACAATTGGATCTTCGCCTAACAGGTCTACTAAATTCATACTTATATTTATGTGTTCTGAATAAGTTTTTAAATTAATTTAAAAGGGCAGTTAAGATACCGCCTAAAAGAGTTACAAAAATTGCACCAATTCCCCAAAAGAAAACCTTTTCTAACCTAATTATTTGACTACTATTATTATCAATTTTATCAGTTAAACGAACTTCACAATCCTGCAAATGCTGTTGTACAGCCAAAAATCGTTCACTACAAATAGCAACATGCGCTTCAAGGCTTTCTGACTCAATCTCATAAGTCTCTCCTGAATGTACATGAAATCGCTTTGGTTGTTGTTCTGCCATAGCTATATTTATAATCTTTCTGATTCGATAAAATAAGTGTTTTTAATTCTACGATCTTTAGTTTCAAGATATTCTAACTTATCAATAACTGGCATGCCATTTAATTCTTTAACTAAAAAATCAACTGAGATAATACCACTATATTCAACTGCAAATGACCAAGTCCATACATTTCTTACCTTAGTTTTATACTCACTACCAAATTTAAAACCAGAAAGTTTCTTTTTTTTCTTCTCTGGTTCTCTTGAACCCAATGGCTGACATCTCATACTAACACCGTTGATAATCGTATCCCAATTTTTTTGTGAAACATCTTTTCTTCTTTGTGAGGGTGTAATATCAATTAAAGTATATAAGGTAAACCATGTTGCATTTTCAGGATTGAATTCATGCATAAAAATATTTAGTACTAATAAAAAACCCCCTCAAGGAGGGGGTTTTGTATTTGTGTTATACTAAAAAAAATTAGTATGCAACTGCTGTAACTGTTCCGCCTGTTGCAGCTGACAATGTTGCCGCTGTCCATGCACTTGGTGACTCTACTGCGAATGCTGTGTTACCAGCTGCGTTTTCTAGAACACCAATAATTATTACAGAAGCTTTTGATTCGACAATGTCGAAAAATGCTGTTGCGACTGCCGCGGCTGTCATATCAAGTCCTGTGCAGGACCAGTGATCAATGTCATGTCCGATAAACGAACCAGCTGCGATTGCGCCATTTACTCTTGCTACCATTGGAATTTCTCCTTTTTATCATTTAACTGGTTTTACCAGTTCTATACTTTTATTTATCACTAATGAAGTAATTATAAGTAGATCTTTAATTTACTTCTGACCATGTCGGCCATAGTCGCTTTTCCATGACCTTTTTGGTGTTTGTCTACCAGTTAGATGTTTACCCAATCGATATGCACCGTATGTTCCAGCGCCTACTAACCCAACACCAAGAGCAATCTTTGATCTTGTCGACATACCACCCTTTGTATTTGCTGGCTGTACTTTTTCCATATCTCTAACTGGCTTGTTACTATCATATTTTTTCTCTTTTGCTAATTTTACCATAAACGGCATAAGTTCTGACCTACGTGCTCGTGCTCGAAATGCCTGTAAAATTCGTGTTATAACCAGTGTCTTTTGCCCATGTTTCAAATTTGCCCAATCTGAAGCTAGACGACGAATTGATTTATACTGTGAATTATTAACTTGTAACTGCCTTTCTAATCTAAACAAAAATTGAGAATCAAAACTTTTGTTTACTCTAGCTTTACCAGTAAATCGAAACCAAGTCTTTAATTGTGTCTGATTTACTTTCACATTATCTACAAACAACTGACTTGCTTCTTTATCTGAAAATAACGAACTTGTATCATCTGTACCAACTAGTCCAACTAATAAAACATACAGATCAGTACCATTCATTCTAAACACATCCCAATTATTAAACATTACTGTTTTTTTAGCATAACTTGAAGCAACTGGTGCATATTTAAACTCATTTTTAAGAATAGTTAATGTACAACAATATAAGAATACAAGATCCGCAGCGTCCTTTGCAGTAAATTGTTTTATCTGTTTTTTCTGCCGAATTAATCGGCTTTCACATAATTCAGTAATAAACTCTAATTCCATAATAATATTTACCGAAAAGTTGATTTAAAATTGGCCGCACTAAAACCAAGCCTGTCAACAATCTTTACTGCATTGCCAATATGATCTACTGCTACAAATCCTTCCGGATCTACAACATCATATGACCCATCTGGGTTAATTTGAAAAGTATCCATTGCTTTAATTTTATTTAATTTTGCTGAAAACAAACCTTTAATACCAAATAAAATTAACCATACCTCATATAACTTTATAAACCTATCTCTATTTGCTTCAAAAAATGCTAATCCTTGTTCAAGTTCTTGTGTTCGCTTATCAATAGTATCTTGTCTTTTTAACGCTGCTATCGCAGTTTCTGTCTTGTCTTCAAACCGACTAATAAAACTATTAGCAAATGCTTCGGGATTTTCTGGAATTGTTCCTTGTTGTTTAATACTAGCATTAATAACTGCTTCTAGACTTTGTTTAAGGTCTTTACCTAATTCAGTTGTTTCAATAAAATCAAATGCTTTTTTACCAGCACTAATTAAACTTCTTTTAGCATTATTCATTCCTTGCCGAATTTTTGCAGTCTCATCAGCAGTAAAAGTTACTTGTCCACTTACATCGTGTATTCTTGCATCACGAAACCAGACAGACGAAGTCGGTATTAACTCATCAACATTTGCACCAAATGTTGGATCATTGTTCTCTGGCCAACTTGAATATCGTGTATGAAACACAATACCTACATCTGCTGTATCAATTTGGTTACCTAAATCACTATTAGCAGGAACAGTATATGTTAATGTATTTGGAGTAAATGAAATATGTTCTTCATCATCAACCGTTGCTCTCTCTTTACTGTCAGATGTAAAAAGTAAATCACCTTGTATCAATCCTCTATAATCACTAGGAAAAATTTTAGGCAACTCTGCTAACACGTGTTTTAACTTTGCACGTAATCCGCTTTTTTCGTCACCTTGTTTATTAGCATCAATAGCATCTGGTGTATTCATAATACGAGGGCCAGTTTTTGCAAAAATTCCTTTGTCGCCCATTATAAACTTACCGTCAGCATCTCGTCCTACAAGAAGTGCAGGAGCACCGTCCCATTTTGTTGTAATATCTACTGCGGATTTAGTATGCCCTTCGAGCATATCTAAAAGTCCTGCGGCAATACTTAATGCCAATTCAGCACCATCATATCCGTCGTGTAAGATTTTATCTTCAAAGTGACGTAAATGAACATTAGCGGCTTCGTCTAATTCAAATTCATCTTTAAGTAAATTACGAACTTTATCTAATTTATGAAACCCGATTTGTTTTCGTCGTAGAACCCGCGGGCCTCTAAACTTCCGCTTCTGCTTTATATTTAGGATTAGTTCCTGTACTTGCATTGTTTAACCTTTTCAAAGCGTTACTAAACTTTTCTGGATTACCAGTACGAATAGCATTTAAAAACTTCTTTTGTAATTTTTCAGACGTTGCTAAATCATAATTTTCATTAATTAATCGCATAATATTACTTGCGCTAGTAATAACATGATTAGCACGACTATCAACAATTAAATCTTTATTCTTTTGAGGAATAATATTTTCAATTTCATTTAAAATACTGTTTATTTTCATTTTAGCAATCCGCAACTATTAATTATTTATCTTAAAAAGTTTCTTTTATCTATTTAATTTGTTCATATTAGCAATCATTTTACGCAAATCCTGCGCCTTTACATCCGGGTTTTGATTATTATTGGCTTCTTTATCGTCTTTAACATTGCTATTACGCATAATATTATTATAAACATCTGGTTCATTTGCTTCTTCACCTTCAGGTAAATCACTAATTCGCAAACTTTCTATGTTAAACTGCAAGTCTACTCGTTGTCCAACACCACTACTACTTCTAGTTTTCATAAATTGAATTTGATAACGCCCTCTTTCACGCATTGGCGCACTTGTAAATATACCCATAACATTATCTGCTGTCTGTACTTTACTTAATCCACCTGCAATATGAGAATGATCAAATTCTATTTCTTCTACTGCTGTTCTATTTAATTGTGATGCTGTTACTAACAATGTGTCTAATTCAACTGCAAGATTACGCAACTCCTCTGCAACATATTTGTCTTTAACAAATAAATCACTTGGACTTACACGTCTATCATTAGGCATCATTAAATCAAGATAATCAATTATAACTGCTTGTGGTTGCAGCCCACTTTGAATTTCATACTCTTTTAAATATGATTTAAGTTGAGATACAGTTACACCACTTGGCAAATACACAATTTGCAATGCGCCAGCTCCTTTTGCAAGCATACGCACTTTTAAATCAACATCTTCCATATTCTTAAATAATGCTTTACTACTCATGCCTGTATTCATACTATCTAATCGCATTGCTACTAATTCTTCACTTAACTCTAATGTAATATAAACAACATTAAGTTTTTCAATTGACCAATTTAAAGCAAGATTTTGTAAAAATAAACTTTTTCCTGTGCCACTGCCACCAGCAAAAATATTAAGTTCTCCTTTATTAAATCCACCAAATAACTTTTTATCAATTGCCGCCCAACCTGTACTTACTTGTCCATTATTGTCTCTTAAACTTTTTAATCTTTCTAACGGATTATGAAAATAATTAGTCCCTAAATTTGTTGCTAATCCAATGTCAGATGCTTCTTTAATTCTTTTTTCAACAGAATAATATTCACCTTTGTCGATATCATCAGCACTTGCTAAAATTGCTCTTTCAAGTGCTTTAAACTTTGCAAAATCTTGAAACTCATCAACAAACCAGTCTTTATGCCTGGCAGTTATATCTCTATCTAACTCTAATTGAATACTTGTTTTACCTTTAATTTGCTCAACGGTTGGCACACTATTATGCTTATCAGCATGTTCTCGAATTAATCTAACCGCTGGCCGAAATTTATTATTAAAATAATCTGGTACAACTAAACTTTGTACGCGAAGATATAATTCTTTATCACTTATTAAAAAACTTAAAAATAATTTTTGTAAATCTTCTGTAAACTCTTTTGCCATATTTAAATTCTTTCTCTTAAAATCTCATGCACAAAATGAGGATCTTGTTTTAACTTTCTTTCCATAAATTTTACTATATTAATAGTCGATATTCGTTTAACTTTCATTTGTTGTATAATTGATTTCATTAGTACCTGTTCTTTATAATTTAACTTTGTACCACACCCTGCTCCACTAGAGGATTGGGGTGTTTTCCCAGGGGGGTCGTTTTTTTTTGAATCGTCTGTACTTGGTAAATTATCAGCATCAAGCACACCACCTGCGGTATCAATTAAATCTTGAAACTTCTCATTTTGAACTTTCATTTCATCCATTTGTTTTTGAAGTTCCTCAATTTTTTTATATAACTCACTTATATGAGACATCTACACTCTCCTTTTTAACACATTAATCTTTGTTGGATTTTCTTCCATTGAATCAATAATACTTTTTAATGCAAATAATCTACCATATCGATTTACAGCATCAGCGACATCATGTATATCATCTTCCCAATCTGGGAAACTAACTGCCCATTTATTTGCAATAGCAGTTGCAACTAATCTTTTACCAGCAGTATCTCTGTCTGGAACAAGAATAATTTGTTTATCAAAAGTATTTAAAAATTCTATTTGTGTCCGATTTATACTTGATCCCAACAATCCAACTCCGTCAACACCGATTGCATCAAACGGTCCTTCAACTAGTATAACATATTTACGATCTTTTTCATAGAGTTGATCTAAATTAAACAAATAATTTTGTTGCACTTTGACATAGTATTTTGGCTTTGAAGTTTTATTTGGTTTAACATGTCTTGACACCCAACCTACTATTTTGTCTTTAAAAAAACATGGGACAATAATCCTTTTATTTAAATCCATATAAGTGTCAGATGTCCAATAATAATCCCAATTTTCAAATATACCTCTTCCACGAGACTGTAAATATGAAAGCACGTCTGAATCTGTATCAGCAGAAATTTTCTTTGCACCATCTGGGAGATTAACTTCCTCCCAATCTAATCTTAATTGCTTTGGTGCTTCATAAACTACCTCTTTGCTTCTTTCCTGAATACTCTCAATCTTTAATTTATTAACTGTACTATCCTCAATACCTAGTCCAGTTAATAAACTAACAAACTTCTTTCCTAAAACACCACCGGGCTTCCATCCAGTTTTGTATCCACAATTAAAACAGTGATACATTATTGAATTATCTGCTGTAAAATTAAACCCGCCTCGTTTCCTTTTATCTGGGCGAGATTCACCCATAGTAACACACATTGGGCAATTCATTGACATCCACCCGCCAGGACTTACTTTCTTTTTTGGAAGGCTTGGCAGAATAACAGACTTTACCTTATCTATAAGCACTAATATAGTTTAACTTCTAATCATAACTTTGTCAATGGTTCCAACGTTCGAACCATCAGGAATATGAACAAATCGAACCCAATTCGTAGCTAAAATAAAATTATTTGGGTCTAAACCCGTTTTACTTGTATAAATGTTATGATCTAACAAGGCATTTGCTGGATGAAGATCAATTATGTACCAATTAACTGGTGCAGTAATATCATGACTGCCTTCGACATAAAATAATCCAGTATAATCTGTCAAATAAACTACTACGGTATGGAGTGATGATGTATAACTTCTATCCGGAGATGCTGTAAGAGGAGTGCTCTCATGTCTTGTTCCATTTACTGTAAAATCAGTTGCTACAACATTTAATGTTTCTGAAGGACTTGGAGCAACACTATCAAGTAGTTCAATTGTTCCAATTGCATCTTGAGACAAATCTGTATAAAAAATTGATTCACTATCATTTACATCTGTTGCTGTAACACTAAATTGATAAAGTCCAATATCAAGATTTACTGTTTCTGCCCATAAAAATTCAACATCAATTTTTCCATTTACATCATCACGAGCGACTGGTGTCTTACTCAAAACTGTTACACCAGTATTTGCATCTATCATACGAAATGTTAAAGTTAAATTAGCAACATTAGCAGCTCGACGAGAATCATCCGAAACATTAAAAGTTATTTTATCATTCATACCTTTATGAATTTTAATTGTATTATTATACATAGGGCCAGTCATCCTTTTCCCGCTGTCCGATAATGTCAACTCGTATGTTGTTTTATATTTAAATAGATTACCTACAGCCATAGTTTTATACTCTAAAATATTTATCCATATAAGTATTAGATATGAGTGAAAACGTCGATGAAATAATTGAAAAATATCCATTCCTTTCGGGCATCAAGTACTCTGGTAAAGAAATCATCGGCATTATACAAAACCATAATTCACACATAACTAGCATTTATTGCTTTGATAGATTAAAAGAAGAAGAATTAAAAAAGCGATTTCTCACTCTTGGCGAAACTTGGTGGTGGGAAAGTAACCGCATAACACCTATTAATTTATTTCTTCCAAAAGAAATGGAAGGATTTCGTTTTTGCTTACAAAATTTTATTAGCAAAGATGTTGAATTTCTCTTTGGGCCTATTACAAGTCTTCATAACATCATACGAAAACGAGCAAAAAGACGAACTGTACAATTAATCCGAAAAATGGATAAAGAATAATTTCAAATTATCAATCTTCTGCGTCTTCCTAAAAATAGATCATTAGTCTTATCCGACATAGTGCCTGTAATTTGTATTAAACATCTTGGCTCCCAGCCTGCATTAGCACTTGCATGTGGAATATTTGGCCAATCAAACCAAACTAAATCACCCTTACGCCATTGAATAAAACTAGTACCCATTTGTAAAAAATGCCCCGGTTTCCAATCTTCTAAAAATATAAAAAATCTTGCTACTTGTTTAGGATCATCATTCATTTCGTATTGTTTATCTATATGTAAATTTAACATTTCGCCTGGGTACTGTATATGAAATGCTTGTTTAGTGTATAGTAATCCTAATTCATCTATCATAGTTTTCCACACACCTTCAAACTCAAGTACCTTACGAAATATAACTTGCTCTGTATTCATCCCAGCATTAACTAAATCGTTTTGTTCTGATTGTAAATCAGAATCGCCTGGGTGATAATCTTTGCCACGTGTAGCCCATGTTTTTGGTTGTGCTTGTTGTTTGATTTGTTCTAATTCTACAGACCATTCCCCTTCAAATCTTGCTAACCATTTGTAATCATGCCCGCTTGTTTCTTTACGTTGCCAGTCAAAATGATAGTCACTCTGTGCTTTGCCGTGTTCCCAATTACTTGTAGACATATACTTTTATATCCTTTTCTTTGTAATTATGGTAAATGAAATCGTCCGGGGATTCTAAATTTAACATCCCACAAAGATCAATATTATTTTCCGGCTGGTGTATTCTTGCTAAGTTGTTTTTTACAAATTGCATTATTGCACGATTTTGTTTTTGTATTTCATACCACATATTGTTAAGATCTATATAGTAAGGTGTATAATTTGGATAGGTTATATTAAAATGCCCACATTTTTTCCACCATTCAATACAATCAACATCATTGCGATACACCATAACCAATGGATGCGAATCTTTTAAACGATTAAGTTCATACGCAAACACATGACTTTTTACAATGCGTTTAAGATCTAAATTTTCTGATGTAAAAGGAAGGTCCCATTCTCTAGGTTCAAATTCCATGCCTGGATCCCAATATGCACCCAAATGCATTAATTGTTTAGTACCTGGTGTATCAGCATCATGATAATACAATCTTTCCGTACTATAATCAGACTGATCTAAATCACATGACCAATAAATGTTTTTTACAACTGAACTCCATTTAGACCCAGGTGCTCCAGTAAAAATAATATATCTATGATTCATCACACGCTTTATAAATTTCTAAATCTAATGGTTGTTCTCCTGCTTCTTGTATATACTTCTTATTAGATTCATCAACTAATACATCATTAATCATATCTGCATTCTCTATTATTGGAAAACCTAAATCTCTTCCGACCTGCTTTAAATAATTTTCCCTATATAAAAATACTAACTCCATTGATATAAAATATGGATCTAATGTATAAAGATATTCAAATTCTTTAAGTGCAAGTGGAGTAGTATATCCTTTGCGAACCCGAGTTTGTTCATATTCTAGTATAGTTCGATCACGACCAATGATAGCAACAAGAATATCACAATGTTTTTCAACTGCTGTAATAAACTCCTCATACTTTGGAATTTGCGGTTCTTTATTTCTATAATACGGGCAGCTGATACTTGTTGTATAATAATCACTACAAAGATCCCATCCAAACTCATCAACTGTAGCTGGATCCCACCAATACTCTGAAAATGGTTCTGTATGATGCCCTACCCAATACTTGTCCATATTCCAACCATATACTTCTGGATGCAAATTAAATAATTTTGCAAACAAATGATTACCTGATCCTTGCGGACCTGTAACCACTAGCATATTTGGTCTTTCTACTTCCATTTCACTAACTACTGGATCTTCCATTATTCTTTCCCCCATTGAATTTTATTCCAAAGTCTTTCATAACCATAATACAAAAACATACCAACAATGGCTCCTATAGTTAGGAGCCCTGTTGATTTCCACGAACCTGTTATTGCATACGCAAGTATTGGCCAGTATATAAAATTAAATACTCGCCATATAATTGTTTTAACTAGCGTTCGTCTGTGTGAGTCTGGCATTATCCATCCTGCTTATAATAAACACTAATAGTGGTGATCCAAAAATCGCTATTAGCACTCCTGTAAATGCAGTATCACTATAACCTAACTTACCTGCAACAAATAGTATCTCACCTATTGTTGCTGGTATTGCAATACCCCAAAACATGCCTAGTTCAGTAACCCATGCTGGCTTTACTATTGACATCATTGAAGGCAACCATACAGATGCTCGTAGTACAGCAAAAAATAAGAACAAGTATACCAATTGCATACCTGGAATATTTGCTACACCTACACCTGCTATAGCAAGAGCAATCATACCACCCCTTGCATAGTTAATGACTTGTTTGTCATCTGTGCCACCTTTAAATTTATTAAAGATGTCATGTCCTGTCATGTTTGCTACACTTGCAAATTGTGAATCAAGTATAGCAACTAATCCTGCAAACACCATAAACATAAACACTATTGCCGCACTTGTTGGTAAAAATGTACCTATAGTAATCGCATTAGTTACACCTACCATTGAATTAGGAATTTCAAGTCCTGCACCTGCGGCTAAAAATCCTAACAGCCCCATACATATTGGAACTACTATAAAAACAAAACTTGCAATTATAAATGACGGAATAATACAGTTCTTTTTAATTGAGAACGCACGTTGGTAAAAACTGTTGTCACCCCATGGGCCACCTAAGTGTCCTAAGAATGCCGCCGCTCCAAAGCCTGTAAATATGCCCCAAGCAAACGGTGTGCCAAATATGCTTCCACCTAATCCTGTACGACCACCAAGACCTGCTACTACTACACTCCAACCACCCGCGGCAGATATTGCCCACGGTACTAATATAATTACACCAGTCCATACTATAAGAATCTTAATAACTTCTGTGACTACAGTTGCTTTAAGTCCAGTACGGAATGAATATAGTATTGCTACGCCAGCCATTAAGAATGTTGCTAGTGTATAATCTATACCTGTAAGTATTTCTACTGTCTTTGAACCTGCTAATAAGTTAATAGCAAACGCACAGATTGCTAACAGCATCATCTCTACAACAAATAGTCCTTGCACCCTGCCTGAAAATTTATCTCGTAAATATCCAGAGAATGTAAATCCTTCTGGTGCTTTTTCGCGTATTCGTTTAGCAAAATAAGCGAATGCTCCTAGGGTCAAGAAATTGCCCAAGCAGAACCAGAATAGTCCTACAAGGCCGTTTACATATGCTTGCTGTGTTGATATAAACAAGCCGGGGGCCCACAGCCAGGCCGCCGCGACACTTAACGATCCCTGAAACGTATTCAGTTCTCGACGTGCTACTAAAAATGATGTTTTTGTATCGTTATATCCTCGCGAATACCAGAGAGTCATTGCTAATGCGAATAACCCATAAATCATTAAGACAATTATTCCAGTACTGGGAGGAAACAACGGAAAGATATTTGTAATATCCATTTGTGTCTCCTTAAAATAATAAACGCACTCGCGGGAGTTAACACTCGTTAACTTATAATATTATTATTTATTCTTCGACCAAACAAAATACATCCTATCCTTATAATCCTTACGTAATTCTATAATATCAACACCTAAATAATCTGCAGAATTAATTATAAAATTCGGTGTCCAAGGATAAAATACAATCCAATTTGATTCAGGCTGGGGCTGTGCTATTCCTGGGTTTACTCTAAAATACATTTTACTATTTGCCGCGGCAAGATTAACAATGCATTCAAGTTCAGTAAAAATTTTATCTGTAGAACCAAAATTAACAGACCCTAAACATATTATTGCATCAAACAACCGATCTGGGGTATAGTCCGCTATCTTTACTTTAATGTCTGCTTTATCATTATAAGGATCTATACCTATTAAATTATGTATTTTTCCTTTAAACTCATTGAACCCACATCCAGCATCTAACACTGCTTCTGGTTTTAAATTGTTTATTTCATCAACTAAAGACAATCCACTATACTTGTATTTTTTAGTTTCAGATTGCCAAATCTCACTAAAGTATTTTTCCAATACTTTATCATCGATGCGTTCTACTAGATCACCTAAGTTATTAAAACTAACATCATCTACCCAAACATTAAAAGTTCCTTGTATAGTTTGCTGTAATTTAAAACTATTCCGAAGTAACTGGGGAGAGGTTTGAAAAATTAATTCCAATTGTTCAAGTATTTTTACATTCATAAATTTACTTATCTGTAAACAAGTTCATTTGAACTATAATTGCTAATGCATACGATGTTGAATGACTTTTCTTAAAATAATATGCATCATCGGTTGGCTTAATCCATACTTCTGCAAACACTTCATTCCAACTTTTACCTAACAAGTATCTTTTTGCTGGACGAATAATTGCTAACACTGCCGCTAATTGTTCAACATTCTGTGGTTTCATTTGTTGCACAACATCAAAATGATTATGTATATGAAATAACTGTTCGACAAACTCTTTATGCTCTAACATAAACCACATTGGCTTTTTGTTCATTAACTCATTTAAGTGTTCTTCTGACTTAACATCAGTATACATATTAACATTTAAAAGATCTAATTTAAAATAACCTCTATCTTCTGCTTCTTTATAATCAATACTAGCAGATCCAATAAATGGGTTAACTGGTATATTATTAAAGTATACGCCTGTATTATGTTTTTTGTTCTCATTAATACTCGCAGGTATATGCTTTAATACATTTAATACCTCTTCACGATTTTTTAAATCAATATCAATGTCAGGCAGTTTCATAATCCAGCCTTTATTAAAATGTTTTGCACAAACCTAGTCTCATCAGGACTAACCTCAAACCTCGTTGACCATACTTTTGGATCCAATGCGTCTGCTACTAATCCCATTTGCTCATCACTTAACCTAGCTAACACTTCTGTTCCACTACGACAATTAAAAATTGCCCATGGTGATATACGTCCTGTCCTTATCCAATATGTAAAAATATTTAAATTAACTTCTCTAAAAAAATCGTGCCAATGAGTATTCTCTTTTTCTGACCAACGTTGCATAAACTTAACACTACGTTCCAAAGCATATTCGGCCCTTTCACCTCTAGTATATTCTCTAACAAATAGTTCATACGCACCATCTTTTATCCAATCATCTAATTTCAAATTATTTCTAACAAGCCAATCTACAAAATCTTCATGCTGTAAACAATTTACTCCCTGTGCAAACTTACCAAACTTTGTAAATCCTAAATAAAATTGAGACTGCCTAAACTCTTCAAATGTTTTAGGCGTTGGTTTAATTGCAGTTGAATTTAATTCATGAAATCGTTGGAATGCCCTATATCCTAATTGCACATACTTCTCATTCTTTGACGTGTGCCTACGTTTCTGCTCACAGGTGTGTGCGCTTAAAGTTCTTACACTCTTAAACTCTCTATTGCAAAATTTACACTTAAAGCCGTCAGCCTTTTTTATCTCTACGTTTTCCATCAAAGATATTAGAAATTTGTTCGTCGTTGTATCCCATTTCTTTTGCAAGTTGAATAAAATCCTCTTGGTCGTTTAATTCTCTTAATAAACTTAACTCGTCGTCACTAATTGTAGGATATGCTTCTAATAAAAAGTTATCAATAGAATTTGTTTTTGTTCTACTATTAGGTGTACCAACCCATTGCTTAAAATACTTTTCTTCGCCTAAGCCAATAACACTTAATAACAACCATTGCATTTCTGGGTGCTTACTTAATTCGCTATAATGTTGATTGCACAATTCATTTACAAATAAAATATAATGTTCTTTATTTTTTATAGGACACGTTGCCCATCTATGTATCATCCAAAGACTAAAATTAGTACTAGTCTTAGATTCTTGTTTGAGATTATTATAGAACTCTCTATCTCCCTTTCCAATAGCAGGGAGGATTTCTTTGAACATATCAACTTTCATAAAACAATATCACCAACATCAATAACATCAGGAATCTTATTTGTTTCTTTTACAAAAAATCCACAAAGAGGATTAGTTCCATCATGTAACGGCATTACTAATAAATGCCCATACTTTAATTTTGGAAAAAACCATTTTATCTCAACAAACACATTAACAATTTGTATTGGTTCCCAAGTTGGCATATAACCTTTTAATGGATTATATAATAATGTTGTAAACCCTCTATCATTTAAATTTGTTAATGGAATAACTTGTAAATCTCCTTGCCCTGGTTCACCTACTAACACACTCCAATCCAATGGCATTTGTATTTGAAATCTATTTCCTATTTGCAATACTACCGCTGGTGTATTAAAACTCTCCAAAAATATTAAAGGCAAAAAGTAATAATCAATAAATGTTGGATCTGTAACATCGAGCACACAATATCTTACATCACCTATCTCATTTGGTAAATTATTAAGACTATATGTTTCATTTTCTACTGTTAAAATCTGCATCCGTTTTCCTATTATTATTATACTACATCTTTATCATTTATACAATACCTTATCAATATCAAATGGGTAATTTGCTTCACGATAATATCTCTTCCGTGCAGTTAAATGGCGTTTACTGTATTTACAATTACTTGTAATATCCCATATCTGTACAAAGTCTTTATCATGTGCTCTACGAATACCTCTGCCTATGCTTTGAATTACTCTAACAAAACTTTTCCCTGGCTCTATAAGAACCAAATTAAAGATACGAGGAATATTAATGCCAATAGATGCAACACCGTATGTTGCAATGATAAGATTGTCATTACTCTTTGCCACTTCATCATAATGCTCTCGACGTTCTTCATTTTTAGTTGCTCCTCTTACAAACACTGCATTTGGTAATCTCTTAACTAACATGTCACCCGTTTTAATACGAACAATCAACACAAGTGTATTACCTGTCTTTGCAATATCTTGTATTGTGTCAGCAAGGTAATCAATTCTATTCTCATCAGTAACCAAATATTTTAACTCACTTGGATAATTTGGATACTCTACATCATCTTTTAACTGCAATACCTTAACTTCGCAATTACTTAAGATACCCTGGTCCTGTAACTCTGATGCACTTATCCTATTAATAACATCACCAAGACTTGACTTAAGACTCGCAAACTCATAATCCTCTTTAGGTATTGTTCCTGTTAATCCCCACCGTATTGGAATGTGTGCAAACACTCCTGTAAGCAATGTTTTTAAAACATCTGCTTTTGCTTGATGCACCTCATCTACTATAACGCACACTACGCCATCTATAAATGCATCAATGTCTATCTCTGCCTGTTTCTTTTTACTCTTTTTTAATAACACATTTAATGACTGCCATGTGCAAATAGTATGCTGGCGTCCATACTCTTTCCTATCTCCATAAAACACACCAACATCTAATCCAGCAATAATATAATCATCTTCTGTTTGCGTAACCAAACTCTTGTTTGGAACAATAACTATCGTGCGACCATACTTACCAACTATCTTACTCAACGTTGCAGTAATAATAGTTTTACCTGCACCAGTAGCAACTTCTTGCAAACATTGTAAGTTACCAAAAAAGTTATTAACAACTTCTACTTGATAATCACGCAACTCAATTTTCTCACCAGCATGAGTATGTCCTTTAGGCCATTTAATCTTACTTAAATAATCTTTATCAATTGGATCAAATTCAAATTCCCAAGTCTGCCTATGATCTTCTACTTCAATTTGATACCCTGCATTTTGTACAATGGGTAATAATGTATCAAGCAAATTTAAATATGAACGACCACCAATATCACAAAACCGTATCATTCCGTCCCACCGTCCTAACTTATACGAAGGCATATGGTATGCATACGGTAACATAAACTTAACCGCCGCGGATAACTTACGGCGTGTTGACGGATCTAATCCATCAAACTTAATGTTTACTTCATCACGGATAATTAGTTTTGCGTTCTGCATCTTTTTTATATATAAATTTTCTACCACAATAAGCACAAATTACTTCTGGTTTACCTTTAACAATCTTAGGTGCTCCTGGTAAATGACCGAATTTTCCAAATGTATAATAAACAAGTGGATGGCCGTCAAAAACAGTACTCCCTTTACAACTAACATCCTCAGCACTAGTATAAACTATATCTTCAGCCATACTACTATTGTAAATTATTTACCCTAAGAAGTCAAGTTTAGTAAATACTAGTATGAATAATCAATACATAACAGTTCCTCAAATTAAAAGAGTACAACTAGATTATACTACTAAATGTAATGCTCTTTGTTTACGATGTGCTCGTAATGTTGATGGGAAATATCTTAATAAAAATATGCCACTTGCAGATATGCCTTGGAATCTTTATAAATCTTTCTTAAAACCCATTGTAAACTCACTCGAGTTGCTTGACATTTGTGGCAACTATGGAGATCCACCATTACATCCTGATCTTATAAGAGGGTGCGATTGGATGATCAGTAAACAAAATATCGAAGCACGATTAAAAGCTGGCGTAAAACAAGAACTTTGTATCATTAATATTGCAACTAACGGAGGTATTAACTCTACTGGTTGGTGGAAAGAATTAGCACAAACTTTAAATAAAAAATACAATACTGGTGATGAAATAAAACAATATCCTGGAAAAGTTGTTTTTGGATTTGATGGACTGGAAGACACTAATCATATATATCGCCGACAAGTTAACTGGAAAAAATGCATGGAAAATTCTAAAGCATTTATTAATGCTGGCGGACATGCTGAATGGCAATTTATTATATTCGAACATAACGAACATCAAATTAATGAAGCAAAAAGTATGGCTTTTGACATGGGATTTGAAAACTTTTTTACTGTTGGAGGTTATGGAAGAAACGAAACAATATGGGAAGCAGAGAATCCTGACGAAGCAATCGAAGGTTATGCACCAATGGAACAAAAAGGATTTGCCGAAGAACTTACAGGAGATCGTGTAGAGTCAGGAGACAAAACAAATAAAAATGAAAAAGCTGACTTACCATATGTTATAGATAAAACAGCAGATGAAAATATAGATTTATTTAAAGAACATTTAAAACAATATAACAATGATATTGATAAATTTTGGGAGCATGGACGAATACAATGTCGATGGGATAAAAATGCAGATTCATATACTGAAAATCAAGACGGAGATCCAGGTTTACAATTTATGTTTAATGGAGAAGTTTGGCCTTGCTGTGAAGTAGGCGGTGTGCGTTTTGGAAAAAAACAAGTACCTTGGGACGATCCTAATGGAAACGAAATGGCATATCAGTTTTATCAAGAAACACACGGTAAGTATGGAAGTAAATTTAATAATCTGTATTATCACACACTTGAAGAAATTTTAAATCATGAATGGTTTAGTAACAAATTAGTACAAAGTTGGAAACATGACTATGATGGGGATCCTGCTCGATTAATGTTATGCGGTTATACTTGCAGTAGATTTCGTTAAAAAAACCGGGGGTCTCCCCCCGGCCACCATCCGCTCAGATAGTGTAAACTATACTCTACGCATACAAGTTGTCTCGACAAGTCGTTTCCAGTGATCGTTTTTGGGTGCCATCTTGTACAAGTCTGAAATCTTTAGCACCATACGCAAACTCACTTCACGCAACTTCTCTTTATTCTCGTCAATGTAGTCTACAATCATCGCTGTCTCAGTCTTGTTGAACTTATATTCATCCAACATACCATCACCAACGATCTGATGTATACGGAGCATCTTGTCGCGCATTGTATCCAGTGTCAGATCCAAATAGTGACAACGGGAGATAATGGCTTCCAAGTGATCCTTAATCTTACCAATCCGACCACTCTGCGTTAACTTGTCGAATTTCAAGTTCGATATAAAGATGATCGAACCATTAAATTCATATTGATCCGGAATACCCTCTCCACGCAGTTTGTTACTATCAGCATTCCAAAAAAGCCGTCTCTTCTTGCCGGAGTCCAAAGCACCTTTAAGAAGGTTTAACGAAAGTTCGTCCCAAAGAACTGTATCACAATCGTCGAGCACCAGAACCCTTCCAGGGTCGCTCCACTTAAAAAGTAAAGCATACAGACCCAGTGCTGTCATGGCACCTCTGACAATTTCATACTTGCATTTCTTGCCAGCAAGTTTATTAAAAGTATTAGATCGCTCTAACACACTTTCTACACCATATGACTTACCAACACCTGGGGGGCCTGAAACAATCATACCTCGCACCGTGCCATCAATAGTGGCTTCAGTCATTTCATCGAGGATTGCAAACCGATCACGGATTCGCTCAATTGCTTCTTCTTCGGTTTCTACTTTATTTGGAGCATTCTCTGGTAATCCCATAGGAGTATCAGAATTAACAAATTCGTAATCTGACTTATTTGCCACCTTAATACGAAGATGACGATCTGGGTATCCAGGAACTGATGTTCCATCAACGGTAACAAAGTCACCTTTCTTACCTTTTGTTAGAGCCTTGACTAACGGAAACACAACACCTGGAACAGGCGTATTCCGATAGGACCCATTAACCTTTACTAACTTCTGAGCGGACATATATTACCTCGCGGTTGTTGATCCAAAATTTACATTATCTATACATTATACTACAGGTTGGAGATCTGTCAATCTTAAAAGTCTCCAGAATCTACTTGAAACACACGGAGTCCATTGCGTCTCCACATATCCACAACCCTTTGACGGTCGTCAAACGCCATCGTAGGATTGAATCCAAACTTCTTCATATCCTCAAGCATGTTTTCTTTGACTTCCGAGTCAGGCTTAAACTCCTCTTCCTTTAATCGAAACAAAGCCAAATCAAACGCAACGCCAGCATCCTTTAACTGCTTCAGCGTTAACTCTTTGTCTTTCTCAAGACGCCCGGTGGAAATAAGGATACGATGTCCTGCCTCTTTCAGCAGGTTAGCCATCATTACGATATCTTCGTTAGGAGTATCATTGATCATCTCATCACGAAATGCTTTAAAGTTCCTGGGCGACTGCTCAACATGATGGCGCCGATGCTCAATATCCATCAGCGTCCCATCTACATCAAAAATGATATCTGCCATTTTAGGCTTTATATAATAATAGCAAGAAGAACGAGGCCACCAATAATAGCGCAAAGCACTAAAATCCCACCCCAAATTACATTAACCACTTCTGGGAAAAACTTAATTACCAAAACTACTAAAATTAAAAATAAGAGAATTTCCATTATGCTGTTTCTTCCGTGTTTCGACCATGTCTTCCATAATCGGTTTTCCAGGCTCGTTTTGGAGCCTTTTTACCAGTCAAATATTTACCTAATTTATACGCCCCATATATCGTAGCTGCTACGCCTACCGTAGCAACAGCGGTTTTTGGGATCTTCCGGTTTTCTTTTATTCTCATACTACTATTATAAGACATCTTGGAGATTTGTCAATCTTAAACGGTCTATATAAGCAAATACTTATATAAGAAAATCCTTATATTAGCAAATC